TGGGCAGGTGTTGCGTTACCTTTAGTAAGAAGAATCTTCGGTTCTATCGCAGCTAAAGAATTCGTTTCAGTTCAACCAATGAACTTACCTTCAGGTCTTATTTTCTATATGGATTTCAAATATGGTACTGATGTAGCGGGTAACCCTTCATTCAACGGCCAATCTTTATTTGGACAAACTGGTTCTTTTGGTAAAGATTCTTTATCTCCAGCAGGTGGTAAATTAGGTTCAACTCAAGCTACTGAAGGTGGTTTGTATGGTGCGGGTAGATTCGGATACACAATCAATAACCAAACTGCAGCATTTGTAGCTACTATGTCTACTGCTTCTTTGGCTGATATGTCTTATGATTTATCTAACACTGCAGTTTCTACATCTTATGCAGCTAATAGCTTGAAGAAATTCACAATGGATATTTCTACAATCACATCTTCTGCAGACTTAAATGGCTTTAGAGCGTTTGAATTAACTTCATTGACTGGTTCTATAACATTCTTCCCACATCTTACAGTTAAATCTGGTGCAAATTTAGTATTCATTGGAGCTCCTGTTTCAGGATTTACTAATGATAACTCAATTGAATGTTCTTTAGCTTACCACGTTCAACCAACTGATATCTCAAGAGGTGACTTCGAAGATAGAGGTTCTAACTTAGCAATCCCAGAAATCGAATTAGAATTGAAATCTGAGCCTATCGTTGCTAAGACAAGAAAATTAAAAGCAATTTGGACTCCTGAATTAGCTCAAGATTTAAACGCTTACCATAGTGTAGACGCTGAAGCTGAGTTAACTCAAATGTTGTCTGAATACATCTCTTTAGAAATCGACTTAGAAATCTTAGAAATGTTACAACAAAACGCATTCACAACTGAATACTGGTCTGCAAAGGTTGGTTACGATTGGAATGGTGGTGGATTCTCAATTGATTCTTCTGCGGCTGCAGCTTCTGCATACCAAAAGAATACTTGGTTCCAAACTTTGGGTATCAAATTACAAAAAGTATCTAACAAGATTCATCAGTTAACAATGAGAGGTGGTGCTAACTTTATAGTAGTATCTCCAAACGTTGCAACTATTTTAGAATCTATGAATGGTTTCTCTGCAAATCCTGGTAAGGATGCGTTAACTTTCTCTGCTGGTGTAACTAACATCGGTTCTATCTCTAACAGATATGACGTTTACAAAAACCCATACATGACTGAGAACGTATTATTAATGGGCTTCAAAGGTTCTAACTTCTTCGAAACAGGAGCAGTTTACGCACCTTATGTTCCATTGATTATGACTCCATTAGTGTATGACCCAACTAACTTCACTCCAAGAAGAGGTGTGATGACTAGATACGCTAAGAAATTAGTAAGACCAGAATTCTACGGTAAAGTAGTAATTGATGGTTTAGAAACTCTTTAATCTTAACTGATTAGATTGATAAAAAGAAAGAGGGGACAGAAATGTCTCCTCTTTTTTTATTCTTATATTTATAGTAGTAAAACTATAACTTTTTATATATGTCTGTAAACACCTATTGGTCGGGTTCAACATCCGGCTCATTTATATCCGGCTCATCTACTCCATTTGGTATATATGATTCCGATAGTGGATTTAGAAACGATGCACCTAAGACCGCTACATGGGTAGCAAAACGATTGGGATATCCAATTGTTAATATTGAATTAGATAATGAACAAATATTTACTTGTTTTGAAGAATCTACTTCGGAATATTCTGCACAAGTAAATCAATTTAACCTTAGAAACAATTTAGATATTTTAAGAGGTCAAAAGAAAGAATCATCTGGTGGTAGAGCAAACTATTCACAAACTCTTGTAGATGGTTCATTTTTACCAACCACAGTCCGAATGTCTCAACAATATGGAACATTAGCAGGTGTCGGTGGTGCAACTCCAATTAAAAAAGCATATATTGAATTAACACCTGGAAAACAAAGATATGATATAATGAGTTCATCGATAGATGCGGAATCATCGGCATCATTTTCTACAATGTTTACGGGTAGTTCTACGGTAGATGTAACAAGAGTGTTTTATGAAGCAACCCCTGCAATTGCTCGTTTCTTTGACCCATATTCAGTAGGTGCACAAGGTACACTAAATTTAATGAGTGAGTTGGGATTTGGAAATTTTTCACCTGCAGCACAATTCTTAATGATGCCTTTGTATGAGGATGTATTGAGAATGCAACAAATTGAATTTAACGACCACATTCGTAAATCGGCCCACACATTTAATATAGTAGATAATAAATTAGAAATATTTCCAGTTCCAACCGATGTATTAACAAGAATTTATTTTGAATATATGAGTAGAGATGAATTTGAACATGATTCTCAAACTATTCAATCAGATTCACTTTCCGACTATTCGGACATTCCATATAACTTTATTCAGTATTCAAATATAAATGATGTAGGTAAACAATGGATTAGAAAATATACATTGGCACTTTCAAAAGAATTATTAGGTGCAATCAGAGAAAAATATTCAACAATTCCAATTCCAGATGCAGAAGTTAGTTTAGATGGTGCAGCATTAAGAGCGGAAGCGCAAGTTGAAAAGGATGAACTGGTAAAACAATTAAGAGAAAACTTAGAAGAGATGAGTAGAAAAAATGTGATGGAAAATAAAACACATGAATCCAATCATCATCAAGAAATGTTGAGAAAAGTTCCATTAAAATTATATGTAGGATAATATGCCAAAATTTTTACAAACAAGAGACATTGAATTTTTTAAAAGTATAGCAAGAGAATTAGTAGACGATGTTGTACAAAATACAATTGTTTTATTCAAAGTTAATATGAATGAAACAAAAGTAAACATCTATGGTGAATCTTTAAATAAAACTTGGTATCCAGGAGTTGAGTTATATGCATTATATTCAAAAAGTCCTGAGGATGTTGTATATGAAGGTTTTGGTCCTGAAATGCAACAAAATATAACATTTAAATTAGATAGAGCAATGTGTGAGGAAAAAAATCTATATCCAGAAGTAGGCGATATAATATTTTTTGACACATCTTATTATGAAATTGACAATACAAATGAAATTCAATTTATAGGTGGAAGTCCTGATAATAATTTCAGTATTGTTTGTGAAACATTTATGGTTACAAAATCTACATTGAACATTGAAGAAAGAATAAATTAATTATGTCTACAAATCCACTAAAAGCTGATTTAAATAGAGCAAAACAAATCAAATCCACAAAAGGAGACTTAAAACAAAGTATAACTCTTTTTGATATTGACTATGCGATGATGACATATTTGGAAGATACTGTTTTGCCAACTTTAGATGACAACGGAAAAGTATTAAAGATTCCTGTTATATATGGCAATTCCGAAAGATGGGTAGGTGCAAGGAGACAGGGTGTTTATAGAGATAATAAGGGTAAGATACAATTACCATTAATGATGATACGAAGAACATCTATTGCAAAAGATGAAACGATGCCAATGTTAAATAGACATGTATCGTATTCGGGTGTTACAAAATATTCAAAAGATAATAGGTACGATAGATTTACCGCAATGGGTGGAAATGTAAAACCAAAATATGAAATTTATAATATAACAATGCCAGAATATGTTGAGTTAAATTATGAGTGTATGGTTTGGACTAATTTTACAGAACATTTAAATTCAGTTATAGAACAATTAAACTATGCGTCATCATATTGGGGAGATAAAGACCATTTTAAATTTAGAACATCAATTTCTGATTACAATGTGGTTAATGAAGTTGGAGACGGAACTGAAAGAATTAATAGAGTTGAATTTACTTTAAATGTTAAATCGTATTTACTTCCAGAAAAATTTGACGGAGAAAATACTATTAAAAAATCAATGTCTACAAAAAGAGTAGTAGTATCAACCGAAACCGATGTGACTGCAAATGGTAGATTAGAAGGTATGCTAACTACACCATCACCATATTATGATAACAAAGATTTAATTGACTTTTTATCTTTAAACAATAGTAAAGTGGTAGCAGGTGGGGTTAATACAGCAACATTCTCAAATATAAAATTAATACAAGCACCTGCACAATTGGCCGGTGTAATTACTTCCGGATTGACCTATGATGGAAGCTCTTACGATATTAAATTATATATAAATGGTGTTAGATATTATCAAACAACACATTTTACAATAACATCATATTCAAACAATACATTAATATTAGCATTGTCTCCTGGATTTTCAGTAGATAGTGGTGATGAAATTACTATTACAGGTAAATTTATTGACATTGTATAATGAAAAGAAGTTTATTAGATATCACACAAAAAATCAGTAGAAATCCTGGTAAAACAAATTTAACTCCAAAAGATTTATCACATCCTGATTATTGGATTTTTGAAGCTACCGGTTGGAGATTTGTAGATATATTAAGAGAAATTGAATATAGAACTACACAAGATAGATTAAAAATTTATATCAACACACAAAGTATAAGTGCAAAAGACTATATAGTTGAAGAAGGTGGAAATGGTTTATTAGTGAAATTTAGAAGAGATAAATTTTTACAATATCAATTGGATGCACAAGATTATATTCAAATAGAAGGAGATATAGAACAATATGCTTAATAGATTTAATTCAAATACACGACAATTAAATAGAATAGTTAAAAAATATAACTTAACTAATATTTCTGCGTCCGTATATGAAGGAATTGAAGTAAGTGGTTCTAACGATTTTAAAACTATTATGGGTGATTATATAAATCAATCATATACACTATCATCTTCATTTGATGGTAAAGATATAAATGGAGACCCATATGAAGTTGATATAAATGGTAAACCTATTTTAAATTCTCAATCACTTGTGGAATTAAGTGCATCAATTGCATATACTTACACCGCATCATTAGATGTAAGAATACCTACTAAATTTGGTGGTAGAACAAAATCTAACCCAAATCCAATTAAATTAGTAAATAACAAAACAAAAATATCGGATTTTTACCAAGAGATATTAGAAAATAGTGCAAGATACAATCAAAGAGTAATTGATGAATTTGACAATAATACAAATACATTAACGATATACAATGTTACATTAGATTATGGAACCGAAGGAGCATCTCCTAATAATTTTGAAGTATTAGTATTTGGTTTACATATTCCAGGAAACTATACAATAAAAGAAATTGGAAATAATGTAGTAATAACTTTAAATGAAGAATATATAGATTACGATAATGTAACTATAAATGATATTTATGTTATGGGTAAGTTAAAAGATATACCAATAGGAACAGAATTGGACATAGTTTTATCAACTGAAAATGACGAAGAAATAATATTATAAAAATGGCACTAAGACAAACTAAAAAAATATCAGAGCTACCTGCATTAAGTCCGGCATCATTAGATACGACTTTTGTAGTTGGTATATCAGGTAGTACAACATATAAAATTTCTATAAACAATTTAACATCTTCATTGAATACTGAATTTGCAACGGACTTAGTAACTAATGCATTAAGTAGTTCATTAGATACAAAATTATCAACATCATCTTTCAATTCTTATACTGCAAGTATTTCAACTGGAAGTTTAGTAACATCTATTTCAAATTTAAATATTTTTACTGCAAGTGTAACTACGGCATCAATTGTAACTTCTATTAGTAATTTGAATACATTCACCGCATCACAATCTACATCATCATTGGTGGATAGATTAAATACAATTGAAAGTGTAAGTGGAAGTTGGATTACTGAAAGTGAAACGGGTTCGTTTTTGACATCATTAAATGGAGCAATAAGTTCTTCAACACAAATATCTGATTTAGGATTTGTAACAGGTTCATACACTACTATAAATTCATTCAATAGTTTAACACAATCTTTCAATTCAATATCACAATCATTTAATGTTATTAGTGGTAGTGTTGGAACAATTGATTTTAGTACATTGGCAACAACCGGTTCAAATACTTTTATAGGAAATCAAACTATAAATGGTGTATTGGAAATATCACAAAGTATTCATAATTGGGAATTTGGTACGGATGGTATATTAAAATTAAATAATGGATATGGTGAAATATATGCGGATGCAGATAGTGGTTCAGTTAGAATAGGTACCGCAGCTGAAAATGTAGCACCAAATGCACAAATTATACTTGGTGGATTTAATGAGGTATTTAAAATCAAATCCGGACCTCCTTTAAGAGAATGGACGTTTGAGGGAAATGGTGATTTTAATTTAAGTGGTAGTATAGTTGGTGCATCAAATTTAGCAACAACTGCTTCAAATACTTTTATAGGAAATCAAACAATTAGTGGTTCTACATATATTAGTGGTGGATTGGATATTAAAAATAATGGATATTCTTGGAGTTTTGATTCAAATGGTAAGACTAGAATACCAAACATTATTTTCAATTCAGACAGAGGAACTGGTATGGTTGGTATTAAACCTGTGGCGGGTAGAGAATTTCAAATCGAAACATCAACTGCGGAAAGTAGTGCAGGTCCTTGGGTTTTTGGATTAGATGGTACTTTAAGTGCACCTAATGGAGCTAATATATTAAGAGTTGGTAATTTAGTAACTACTTCATCTTTCAATTCTTATACTGCAAGTATTTCAACTGCAAGTTTGGTAACATCCATCTCAAACTTAAACTCAGCAACATCATCTTATTTAACTTCTTTGAGTGGTGCAATAAGTTCTTCATCTCAATTAACATCCTCATTTGATACAAGATACACATTAAGTAGTAGTATTTCCGCAACACCAACTCTTTATTTACTTGAAGCATACGCAGATGTTACTTATACCTTACCGGGTTTATTTACTGAAGACCCTTGTAGATATAGTGTTGTGAATAATACGGTTAATGTATCAAGTAGTTGGTTTAATACTTCAACTTATACATTTACTCCGCAGAAGGCTGGATATTGGGAAATTACTGC